CTCTAGTAGGATGTACTCCGTCTTTTGAAAGATTAGGAATTCTAATAATCCAATCTCCGTGCTTGTTTGCTACTTCTTCAACAATTTCTTGTATATTAGGTTTTATTGCAGGCAGTACCCAATATACTTTTTTCGCAAGAACCTGACTACGTAAATCTAACAACTCATTCTTTGTTTTGATTTGTGCGTAATCATTCGATCCTAAACTAATCAATACAGTTTCAGCAACAAGGTCTTTGCCAATATACTTATTGACAAAATCTCTACTATTGATACCGCCCTTTGCATAAACAGCACAGTCAGGGCGTGTAGAATGTACACCCACTGCTATGCTGTCACCCAATATCAAACATTCAAGCATGATTGAACCCTTTGCTAGACAATACGATTTTGCAAATATGTTCTAATCTTTCTATATGCTCAAACGCACGCCAAGGACTAGTATCGATGGCCACAACTCCGTGTCCTTTTATGCCTACAATGTCGTATGCAATATTACCATAATCATCCAGTTTGAGATTACGATGACATTGATCGGCAAGTTCTTGACTTATCGGAGGAACATCTCCTACATTAGGCGCTACTTTTGTATAGCGACTAAGTTCAGGAAAGTCCTTAGCAAGACTGCTTAATTCTATGCCACAATGCATAGCGGCAACACAGTATGTAGGGTGAAAATGCACTACTACTCTTACGTCATGACTATGTTGACCCATTGCTTTTTGAAGACCAAAATGTAATGGTATCTCGCCACTAGGCTTTAAGTTAGCACTAATGTCAGTATAGAATTCTTCTTGCCAAAGTAATCCGTGTATGCCGATCTTTTTGAATTGATCAGGTTGTAACGTCTGCTTACGAACACCGCTAGGTGTTATATAGAAATGATCACGGTCGTGATGACGAATACTTACATTGCCATCACGACTTGTGATCCAATTTCTACGATAAGCCTCTACTAGGGTTTCGCAAATAGTTTCTAGCATTTATAGTGTTTCACCACCAATTGGACGTGAGCATGGGCATAGTTCGCCAGTCTGCAATGCGTCTAATACACGCAATGTTTCATCTGGGTTACGACCAACATCTAGATTGTTAACTGTAATGTGTTGAATAACATTTTGTGGGTCAACAATAAATGTAGCACGTAGTGCGGCACCAGCTGGGGCATAGAATACACCCAATTGTTCAATCAAACTAACACTACCGCGTTCCTCGCCCGGTTGATGACGGGCTGTGTCTGCAAATTGAATATGCTTGATTTTTTGTAGGTCAGCATGGGCTTTTTGCCATGCAACTTTGCAGAATTCATTATCTGTACTACCAGTTAATAGAACTGCATCACGATCTTCAAAATCTTTGGCTAACTTATCATATGCTACAATTTCTGTAGGGCACACAAATGTAAAATCTTTTGGATAGTAAACAATTACTTTCCATTTGCCTTCAAAAGATTTTTCTGTGATTGGGAAGAACGCATCTTCGGGTTGACCTGGCTTAACGCCAGTAATTGTAAAGGGAGTGAGTTTGTCTCCGACTGTTTTCATATTGATCTCCTTGTCTGTGAAAAGTCTGTATTAGTATAACTACTTAAGAATATTTATACTACTTTTATGGTGAGCCATAAAATTATATTTAATCCAATTTATTTCCACAGTGTGGGCATTTATTTTTATCTTTACTGTGTTTATGTAACACGGCTTCCCACTCTTTAATTTCTTTGATAATCATTTTAAGAGTTCTGCGACAGCGGATGGGCTTGTCTTTTTCTAATTCGTTTTTTAAACGTTTTCGTAATTGACCGACACGCTGTTCGAACACGCCCAAAAACCCACCCGCTGACTCGCTCATTTGATTTTCGCCATTTCTTTTCTTACAAGAGCAACAACATTATCTGGTAGAGGAACATAGTCTAATTCTTCTGCCATTTTGTCACCTTTATCAAAAGCCCAATTAAAGAATTTTAAAACTTCTTGTGCTTCTTGTGCTTTACTACCATTATTTAAATACATGATGATAAACGTAGCGCCAGATGCGGGCCAACTATCTTTGCCGGATTGCTCAGTCAATATTTGATAGAACGTCTTATCCCATGTAGCGTTTGCTGCCGCGGCTTTGAATGTTAAATCATCAGGTGCTACCCAATGACCATCTTTGTTCTGCATTTGTACCCAGTTCATCTTAGTCTGTTTAACATAGGCATATTCTACATAACCTAAAGCACCCGGTAACTGACGAACCATGGCAGCGACTCCTTCGTTGCCTTTGCCGCCGGCTCCGACTTTCCAGTTAACAGCAGTACCTTCACCGATTGTTTCTCTAAACTCTTTTGATATCTTGCTTAGATAATTAGTCCAAATAAATGTAGTGCCACTACCATCGGCACGACGAACTACCATGATATCCTGATCAGGAAGTTTAAGAGTAGGATTTAGTTTTGTGATTGCAGGATCATTCCACTTCTTAATCTTACCTAAGAAGATATCTGCTATAACGGTACCGGTCAACTTCATTTCACCGGGCTTGACTTCTTTAAGATTAATAACTGGAACCACTCCTCCGATGGCAGTTGGAAACTGTGTCGCTCCCAAACTTGCTAATTTATCATCTTTGAGTGGCATGTCACTTGCACCAAAAGTTACAGTTTTACCTTCGATTTGACGAATGCCGGCTCCACTGCCAACACTTTGATAGTTAACTTTGATGCCTGTTTCTTTATTATAGGCTTCTGCCCATTTAGAATAAAGCGGAGCCGGGAATGTTGCCCCGGCTCCATTAATACTTTGTGCATGTGCCGTAAACGTAACGGCTGCCAATAAGATAGCAAAGATTTTGTTCATATTATCTCCTTATAAAATGTGAACAAATTTATTTACTAAAAAGATGTGACAAAATTGTGACATTTCTGTGACAAATTTATTCGTCTTGTGGTTCTATACCATTGCTATGCTTATCTGTTCTGTGATCTACGTCTTGCATGAATTTACGTTCTTGTATAGTTCGCTCATTAAATATTTTTCTAGGATTTCCGCATAACATGCATCCGGGTTGACCACAATTCATAGCGTGATGTTTTGCATATTTATGTGGTTCTAATTTTAGTAAATCATCTTGAGTAAGGCCGTGTGCCTTTGCAATTTTTACTTGTTTGCGTACAGCATTATCGTCTTTTAATCTACGTTTGCTAACTTTGATTTTTGTTTGTTCATTGCTCATTTTTAACTCTATCAATGATTCTTTGTTTATCTATATTAGACAAAGAGGACCAACTTGCTATTTCAGCAATGGTCCTCTTACATCCGATACAAACATTATTTTTATCTAACTTACAGATATTATTGCACGGACTCTGTATGTTTACTTCTGTAATCTTCAATTGCTGCCTTGATTGCATCTTCTGCTAAGATTGAGCAGTGGATTTTGACTGGGGGCAACGCAAGTTCTTCTGCGATTTCTGTGTTTCGGATTGTTGATGCTTGGTCCAGTGTTTTACCCTTGACCCACTCTGTGACAAGACTTGACGAAGCAATCGCCGACCCGCACCCATACGTTTTAAATCTAGCATCTGTAATTACTCCTGTACTTTCATCAACTTTTATCTGTAACTTCATCACATCACCGCAAGCAGGTGCCCCAACCATACCAGTGCCAACACCAGAATCGGATTTATCAAAACTACCCACATTTCTTGGATTTTCATAATGATCAATTACTTGTGTGCTGTAAGCCATAATATACCCTTATATCTATACCATGTATTTATACAGGTAGATTGTCATCTTCAATAACTATCCAACCTAACTTCAATAAGTCGGCACGGATTTCATCGGTTACATAGCCTTCACCTACATATTGTTTAGTAATCTCATATCTTTCTAGTTGTTCTACATTAAGTTCTTTTAATTCATCATCAGTTAGAGTGTTTTTAATACCTGAACAGTACCAATCAATGTAGTCGCCTTCCTGTCGCATATCGGCAATGATACCGCCGGCATAACGCCAACTGCAACTCCAACGCTGTTCGCTAAGTATAGGCCACACATCATTCTTTATGAAATCAGTATTGCACATACTAGCATATAGGTTCTGCGCATAGACTTCGCTATTGCGAACTTTTTCTAATATCCAATCATTGGTGCGCAAGTCATACTCAAGATTATCAACTCTTGATTCAGGATCATCAAACTTTGCCATACTATCTCTTTGCGTTTCTAAAAACATATCTAGATAATCTTGCGAAGGTTCTTTGCCTTCTTTCTTGCAACGCTCAATATAACTTTCCATCTGAAAAGTGTTTCGTTCTGGACTACTGCTAATAGTCATAATGTCTGTGCTCCGTCACTTCCATCGGGGTTGACTTCAAGCCAAGTGTAATCACCTAACCATTTTACTCTTGTAATATATTCCCATTCTTTGGGGGCTCCGGTAGACCAATCATTTGGACCTAATGGACAAAGTATAGTATAATTTTTTCTATGATCAAATGCAAGCCAATAACATTGATTATGGTATAATTGAAAATTATATTTGGCGCCGTGAACCATATCAGTAAGTTCTAGTCTACGTTTGATCTGACCTGCTTGTCGCTGTAAAACCTCGACAAGTTCCATGATTCTATCATACTCTTGATTTGCATGCAACCTTGCAACATTGAGCATGATATCTTTTTGCTTAGTTACTGGAACTAAGTCAAATTTAGGTCCTCCGACTTCAGTTGGATAAGGAGTGACGTTTCTATTAAAAAAGGTAACGAGATTGTTACCAACAGTCATGTCGTAACTATCTCGCCCCTTGGCTTGGTTAGATTTCTTATCTTCTTCCATTACTTGAAGAATATAAGTGCCATAACTACTGCTTGAGCCATGAATCCAACTCCGATCGTGATTAAATTCAGGCGGTCTTTCATAATGATTGCCTTCATAAACAATAATGCAAGACCTGCCCAAACAATCAATACGATATCAATCGGTGGCATAGTATCAGTAAGACCAAACATTAGACCTAATAGATTGGGAGCAGTTGCGGCATGTAGACACAATACTGCCATCCAATGAATTGTATCACTAGATAGTTTGGTAATCTTTTCTTTGAAATCTTTACCAATGTTTGCAAAAAAGTTTAAAAACTTATCACCCAATGTCTCTGTCATTTTGTATTCCTTTCATTATAAAAAATGTGTGTTCCAATTTTTGCCACTCGTTGATGCTTCCAATTAGGATTTACGTAGTCAGCATGATAATACAATGCATCCTTAACTCCGTCAAGCCTAAAACCTTCAAGCATCACTTTTTTGGCTACCTCATAACTTTCTTTATAGGCAGCATTATTAATCGGTCTTGCTCTATGCACAGCATCGCAATACCAACTGAATTGACATACAACCTTTTCCATAAAGACATTCTTCTGATAAACTACAGCACAAACGTCTTTCGGAAACGCAGGATGTTCCACACGATTTAATGTTACTTGTGCAACTGCAACTTTACCCTCAAATGGTTCATTTCCGGCTTCACGGTAAATGTTCAGTGCTAAACAATTTAATCTTTGTTCAATAACCTTAATAGGTACATTTTCAGAGTCTCCAAAGTTTTCTTTATAGTATTGAAACTTATGATTGGTGATCTGGAATGTAAACATCGCAACTAGTATGAAACCAATTAAATGGTACACACCTTTCATCGACTTTTCCATTTTGCTTCTCCTTTCTTCTCGGACAATTCCGATTGTATAGGCAAGACAATATTCTAATATAGTTTTTAATACTATACAAGCGTTTTGGTCTTACTTATGTGATCCAACAGTCGCAGTTACATTCGATTACCTTATCGATTGCATCTTGTACTGACAAACTTGCTGGTAATAACGTACTATTTGTATATAATGGGTTTAAGTTTGTGGGTATTGATGGTTTACCCAAAGGCGCGCCAAAGCCCGGCGGAGTGACTATAACTATTCCACCCGGATTACCACCTATCGTTCCCGGGCCTGTAGTACCTCCACTTCCTGTTCCTCCAGGACCACCGAATCCAGGACCATTACCATTATTAGGATCCCCGACTGGAACGCCGTTACCTCCACCTGAGTTAGTAGAACCACCTCCACCTGGACCACCTCCACCGCCAGGGCCTGTAGTGCCTCCACCTCCACCTGGAATTCTATTAGGATCGCCCTCAGTTTCAAAGTCAGGCACTTGTCCAATCTCGGGATATGTATTTACATAGTCACCGGGGCCGACAGGAACGATAGGTCCAACTACTGGGAACGGTAAGTCTTGTATAATAGGAGTAAATTCGCCGGGCTTATCACCACCGGTTACTATTGGACCTGTGCCGATCATTCTTCCTGCTGGACGGGGTTGTATTAAATCTCCGCCTTCACCTAGATTACCTGGCCACGCAGGCAGTGTGTAGTTCTTTGTATTCGACGGTACTCCGTCTACTGCCCCAGGTATAACACCGTTCATTGTCACAACCTGAGTCTGCTGTGAAGTCATATCAGTGTTTAGATTATTATCTAATGGTATGCCTACAGTTTGTAATCTTGACTGATTACGTTCTTGCCTTTGCATTACAACTGTACTCTGTCCACCGGTTGTATCTAAATCTGATATAGCCTCTAATGTTTGTGCGCTCATATGCGGCTTAGTATCTTGTGCTAAACTTGGTACTGAATCGACAAATACATATAACGATGTTGGATACAAATTGATCCATATATCTTTTGGCACAGGAACAGGAGGTAATGCAGTATATCTAGTGCGCTGTTCTCTTGTCAATTGCGTACCTAAAATTCTATACATCAAATTATTGTTTACTGTTTCAGTTGGTTTGGCAAGAGAGATCGCTAAAATTTCAGCATTTGCTTGGTCAATATATTGTTGAATATTACTATTCATTGGTGCGGGCCATGCGTTAGTACCACTCGATACTTGACCATTACGTGACCAAACATCACCTGCGGTGTTTGTACCATTAGTTGCTACATCTCCGTTAACACTAACAGGCAATACAGCAGTTGGTGGATGTTGTATAGTAATCGTTTCGACAGGCATATTGGCTTCTACCCACGCCGCATCTCTTGGAGGTATGATCGGCGGTGTCGGCGTTGCCGCATCCGTATCCGCGCCTGCGATATTCAACCAATTAGTCTGCACATCATTTGCTAGCCATCTATATGGGCCACCATTGTTTATGCTAGTACTTACCCTACCAAAAGTTCCTCCGCCCATTGATGCGGCGGCTGCGTCATTTCTTCCTACAGTAGTAGCAACACTAGCACTAACATTATTTGGTGATATAGTAACTGTAGGATTAGGTGCGGTTCCTCTACCATATCCGCCGCCATCTTCTGTTTGTGTAATGTTTAATGTATAATACCAATCGTACTGTGCTGGATTTCCGGCTGCACTGTAATATGTTGCGCAATTAGTTTTGGCGCCGGTACTACCATTTAAGTATGGATAAGGATCATAATTAGGTAATGCAGGGTTAGGTTGATATGTTGGATTAGCAGGATTACTGCTAACAGTGGGAGCCACATAAGATACTACAGTAGTATAATAATAAGGCTGGGTTAATTGCATCTGAGCCTTTTCCCATGTAATGGCTAAGAAATCTTGCTGATAGATATTATGCAACTTGCGTGTTTGTAAATTTGTAATACTGTTATATAAGTTCTTCCATGGATAAGGAAGACCACTCATACAACCAAATAAATCACTCATGGTAAATGAGCCGTATACACCGCTACCTTGTGCGCAGACATTCAATCCATAATTTGCCATTTCAGTAACAACGGGTCGATCAGTTCCGGTCGCTCTGGGATAACCGGTACCGGTTTCAGTTCCTAATGCTACTAAGGCAAACTTAGTTATTTCAGCCTGCTGAACATTTCTTATCTGGCGCATCGAATAACTAAATGCGCCGGCTGCAACTGCATCATCTTCAGGTATAATACCTATCAAGTTTGAGCCAAACCCTTTAGGGGGTAGTGTGAATGTAGTGCCGGTAGTTTGAACATCATTCACCGACGGTGTTCCTGCAGGAATTTGTTCTCCGACTATTTCTTTGATTGCAGGTGATGTAAGCAATGAGTTGATACCGGTACCACTATATATGAGATAATAAGTTTTACTATTAGTTGGTCCAGCCTGTGTATTGTATATAGGAACTGTCATTGAACTATAACTAATAGGAAATAGTTTTCTGACACTTATTAAGTCTGCTAATGAAATCAATCCGGCCGTTTTACATTGCAACGGAGCCAATACATTTTGTAAGTTGATTCCCTGGATCAAAAGAAAAGCACCATATATTTGTTGCTCCTGCTCTCTAGTTACATCAGTTTTTTGACCTGATCCTATTTTGCTAATATCTGTATTTGATAGTCCGGCTGCAAGTAACGCTAAACTTAAATCTTGCGTGATTGCTCCGTTCAGACCTAATGTTCTTAACAATGTAGAAGGTAAACCAAATGTAGCGATTGTACTTAAATCTAATGCCTTACCTAAATTAACTAGATCAAGGCCAAAATTGTAAACTGCTAGATTGACTCCTGTAATATCTGCACTAATCAAGTCATTGGCATTACTAAACGCACCAACTAAAAACTCTTTGCTATCTTGCATAGCAAATACAGCCTGATTACTATAGTTGACAAATGCATTGGAACTTAAGAATGAAGAGCAGAATTCTTTGTATTCAGGAGTATCTCTTGCTGTGGGGCTTCCATTGTAATTAAATTCGTTCCATGCTTGCAATGCAAAGCATCGTATAAAACCCCACATTGTTATGCTTTTATTTACATTAGAGGTATTATATGGAATCCAACTTGCACTTTGTGTTTGTCCTGTATTTCCTGAAAAGGGCCATGCTGTACTAGCAGGAGTTCCTCCTGCTGTCCATAAACCTGCATTATCAGTAGGCAAATATGTAGGTGATCTAGCATTACCTAGACTAGGTATTGAAGTAAATCCTGCATAAATTAAATTGTCATATACTGAGTTAGTGACTAAACCTCTATTAAAGGCATCATGTATTCCCCATGTTTGCAATCTTAGCACAGTGTTTTGTACTAATGATCCAAAAGAATAAGATGGATTAGATTTACTTGCTCCCATGTAACTGGCAGCAACTTTATTAATGCAATAGCCCTTATTCTGTAGAATAGAGCCTAAAACATTAACACCTAAGGGACTTTGTTTACCTGTGTCAGCCATTTTCTTTACGGGCAGAAAACATTAGGACTGCCTTGAATGATTTTATGACCGCATGTGTTACCTGATGTAACTCTAAGAACAGGTACGCCCTCACAAAATACTGTGGGGCTACCTTCTGTAGTTTTGGCTGCTTTGTGCGGTGGATGGGGTTTGCCAAACGGAGCGTGAGGAGTGATATCGCTTACATGCAATCCTACAGCGATGCCGTTGGCAAACGTGGTGCTTGCGCCCCTAACTATTTGACCCCCGGTTTCATTTTGATCACCCTTACGACTCAATTGTGGCATAATTATCCTAATACTAATTTCTTCTCAGGAACTTTAATTCCTGTTGTTGCCTCAAGATATTTCATCTTTACATTGTCGTCCGTAGGACCAACAAGAGCAACGCTATTAGTATTTAGTCTTACCGTGGCCTTGGGTTCTGAGGTAAAAAGACTAGGGACTAGACCCATGCCCTGTGGCCCGGGGGCAATACTTACTGGTTCTTCCAATTCAATAAAACTGTCACTATCTGTCTTTACTTTAGCAACTAATTCTTCACCGCTATTCATCTTAAATGTATATACTTGACCTGATGTTAAATTTAAATTCATACTGTTTCCTCTTTTTTAGTTCCTATTTTTTTAGCCAATTCTTGAAATCCTCCTACATGTACACCATCTAAAAAGATTTGAGGTACTGATCTAGCAGTAGGGACTGCTTCTAATAACTGTTCTCTTGACCAACCCTCATCTATTTTTCTCTCTTCGTATTCTATTCCTTTTTGTTCTAATAGTTTTTTAGCGAGGTCACAAAAGGTACAATTGTGTTTACTCCAAACAATTGCTTGCATATTTTTCTCCTTATAAATTTGGTAGTTCGTCGTAGTCTACTGTATCGGACATGACGCCGATAACATAATTAGTTGATTCGTTTTCTTGTAGAGCAGTTTGCTTTTTGCTTGTTTCACTGTGTTTATTGAACCATGGTATAGGAGTAGTTTTAGGTGCTGGGTTCCAATACTTAATTCCTATTTGTTTCAATGCATCTTGTGCTGTGTAGTCTACAAAGTCTTTAAGAATGTTTGAGTTAAGACCAATAACAGGACCTTTCTTAAACAAATAATCAGCCCATTCTTTTTCTTCACGTATTACATCACTATAAATTGCAAGAACTTCTTGTTCACATTCTTGTTTTGCTTTAGCAAAACGATTATCTTCTTTTACAACTTGATTGATTAAGAATGCTGTCCAACCCTTGTGTAACAATTCATCTTGTAGAATCAAACTGATAATGTTGCCATTACCAATAAAGATTTTGTTTTCAACCATTGCCAAACTTGTAGCAAATGATACCATAAATCTAAATGCTTCCAATGCATAACTTGCGTGTAATGCTAGATAGATTGCTTTAATATGGTCTGCTTCAAGAAATGGAACTGATGGGGATTCTGTAGTTTCTTTTAAACAATTTAATCTATGTAAGTCATCATAATACTTGCCAACACTACTTGCCATATCTACAATTTCTTTTGTATCATGTATAGTATTGAATACTTCTTTAGGAACATTATAGATGTTACGAATGATGTGACTGTAACTGCGACTATGGATGTTAGTTTCAAAGAATGTCCAGTTGTAGACCAATGCTTCTAGTTCAGGCAATGAAATAACTGGCGTGAAGATTTGACTAGGACCGCGTCCTTGGAGACTATCAAGTGCTGTTTGCCTAAGTAAGTTACTAGTAAAGATATGTTTGACTGCATCACTAGCATCTTTAAAATCTTGTGAATCTTTAGTCAAACTGATTTCTTCGGGAACCCAAAAGAATCCACGTGCAGTCTTTTCAAAGTCTGCAATCTTGTTATATTTTACTTCTTCAAAACGTTGAATGGTTACGGGCCCAGCTGGGTCTAAAAACATTTTACGATTGATATAGTCTGTCTTAGTGTGTAGGTTGTATTGTTGTTTACTCATAGTTTACATGCTTCGCAATCGTCATCTAATAATTCAATGTTCTCTACTGTTGCATTCTCAATAACTTCTTGATCTTGAGCCTTAGAACCCTGCTTGTTTATCAAACTATAGTAAAAGGTTTTCAGACCCCACATATGGGCTTGCATCAAGTTCTTAGCAATAAGTGTAGTTGGAACCTTTCTGTCTGTAAAGTGTGCTGGGTTATAAAACGTGTTAGTACTTATGCTTTGATCAACATAAGCGGCCAAAACTGCGGCTGTTTTAATATACCCAACACAATCTTTTTGTTCCCACATTAATTGATATTTGTTTTTGAGTTTCTGAAACTCTGGAACCACCTGTGTGAAACTACCTGCTTTACTTTCTTTAACAGTAATGAGGGACATAGGCAACTCAATACCATTAGTACTATTAATAACGACGCTACTAGATTCGACAGGAGCAATGGCCATAAGTGTTGCATTTCGTACTCCATATGTTTTCATTTGTTCACGTAACGGTTCCCAATCTAGTTCGGGACTAAAATTGGCCAATTCGTTAACACCCTTTGCTCTGAGTTCCCAGGGAAACTTACCTTGACCGTAACGTGTTTTGCTACTCTCACTACACGGACCTCTTTCTTTTGCGAGTTCGACCGTGGCTTCTGTGAGATAGAATGCTTGGTGTTCCATCCAACTCTTAACTTCTTGCAGTGCTTCTTTGTCACCATATTTCAATCCTTTTTTAGCATGCCAATACGCTAAGTTGGTTACGCCAATACCTAATGGCTGAATCTCGTCATTGCTTAGTTTGGACTGTATGCTAAGAAAGTCCTGGTAATCCAATATATTGCAAAGACTACGCTGAAGTATGCGGCAAGCCCTGCGCATATCTTCGGGATTGCGGAACGCTCCCCAGTTGATGCTACCAAGAGTACATAAAGCGATACGACCGGAATCATCATCGAGGCGCTTAAAAGGCTTAGTAGGTAAAAGTATTTCACAGCATAAATTTGACTGATAGATTGTGTGGTATTCAGGATCGAATGGTCCTTGATTCATTACATTATCAATGAATACAAGATAGATTCTACCTGTATCAGTTCTTTCCTTTAATATACCACTCTTGAAAACTTCTTCGGCTGACATAACCTTTTTACGTAAGCCTTTTTGTTTTTCATACTTTACATATAGTTCTTCAAACTTTTCAGTATTTGAATAGAATGCTTCATATAAATCAGGGACTTCGTTAGGATCAAAGAAAGTTATAGTTTCTTTGTTTTTGAATCGTCTCCAGAAGAAACTGTTAAGCACAACCCCATAATCCATATGACGGACTCGGGTTTCTTCGGTTCCTTGATTGTTTTTAAGTACAATAAGATCATCAAACTGATGATGCCAAATGGGATAAAATACAGTAGCACTTGCATTACGTATGCCTCCTTGTGAACAACTACGCAAATCACCGAACCACTTCTTAAGGAAAGGAATCATGCCGGTGTGCATAATCTCACCACCTCTAATGGGGCTACCAAGAGGTCTTAATCTACCAATCTCTAAACCTATGCCAGCACGTTTGCTAGCATATTTAGCCATCATTTCACCTGACGCAAAGATTGAATCCAAGTCATCGTCACTACGGATAAGTACACAACTGCTAAACTGCTTAGTAGGAGTACCAAGACCGGCAAGAACAGGAGTAGCAAGAGTAAATAAACCGTCGCTTGCGGCGTTGTAATACTCCTTGATGTAACGCATTCTGGCGTTGTTGGGTTCCTCTTTGTGGAATACAGTGGCGGCTGCAACCATGTAGCGTACTTGTGGTGTCTCATAAATTTCCTTTGTGCTACGATTACGCACAAGATATTTCTCAATCAACTGT